TCAATTACCTTTCACTCAAGGGAATTGTTGGAGAAAATACGTTTGGGTTCGATAGATGGATAAATCAACGTTTCTATAGATCAAACGAATGGAAACGTGTACGTGGTCACGTTATTGTAAGAGATAACGGCTGTGATCTTGGTATTGAAGGCCATGAGATCTATACGGATCTTTTGGTTCATCATATGAATCCTGTATCGCTACAAGATATTACAGATGGCTTAGAATGGATTCTTGATCCAAATTATCTGATATCTACATCACTTCAAACTCATAACGCCATTCATTACGGTGATGAAAGTCTTCTGCCCAGAGGTCCAATCGTACGACAACCAGGAGATACAAAATTATGGTAGCCAAAAAGAAGAAGGAAGAGAAGAACGACAATCAGGAAGGTCAGGAGGCGCAGTCCTATCAAGACAGGGCAATGCAGAGGCTCGAGGAGAGTGGAGATACTCGAGTTCCGTCAGATCCAGAGCATTTCAGGCCTGCCGATATTCCGCCGGAGCCTTTGACTCCACATGAGTCATCGTCGACAGCGCCGCAGGAGGCGTAATCTTACTGGAGTTGATTACGTAGCAATTATTCTAGCGATTGGTGTAACATTACTTGTTATTTTAATTCTTGTAGCAACTATCATTCAAATTCTTCATAATGCTCCTGGTGTTCCAGAGATTCAACTTTCTGAGAATTCCACGCAAATTCTAATTGCTGCAATTAGCGGCATACTTGGAGTACTTGGAGGTTATATAGGCTACCGCATGAAAGGAAATCATATGAATGAAGAACAGCGTCCGTTTGATCAGGAGCAGAATCCAACTCCGCCTGGGACAGGAGCTCCTCCACCGTCTCAGCCAGTTCAGGCTCCGGATACGACTCCTCCCGAGGGTGATCCGGCAGAGAACGATGACAAGACTGATGTTCAGCCTCGTCCTGAGCCGAAGGAAGGGGAAGAGGGCGATCCTCACGGGTCTCCTCTTGATGATCCGGATGACGAGAAGTTCGTTCGTCGTGATCCGGAGGAACCGGCTGCTTGATGGATGCTCAATATCGTATTTATGAAGAAGATCCAGATAAGATTCCAATTGAAGATAGAACTCGGCTTGAAGGATATTTGAAGGGTCGCGCTGATTCCGATAAGGAAGCTATGATTGAAGAACTTATGCATAAGTTCGAGATTCTAGAGAGAGCTCAATTGCATGGCGCTTAAACGAGTCTGGATACCATCTCCAAACTACTCCAGTCGCGGGGGCTCTGGAGTACGTTTGATTGTCCTTCATACAGCTGAAGGAGCTCGCACCATTGAGTCTTTGGGCGGGTTCTTTCAAGGCGATGTGGGAGCGTCCAGTCACGTTGGTGCTGACGACAAGGCCAACACGATTGGCGAATACGTAAAACGTGGTAACAAAGCTTGGACTCAGTCGAATTACAATTCAGTGGCTGTGTCAATAGAGTTGTGTGGTTTTGCTTCTTGGTCTAATGACGAGTGGATGAAAAATCACGCTAACATGTTGGAAAATTGTGCTAAATGGATTGCTGAAGAAGCAAAATATTACGGTCTTCCGATTACCAAACTCAACGCCTCTCAGGCTCAGGGTTCTGGTCGTGGTGTTTGCCAACACGTAGATCTCGGTGCGGGTGGCGGCGGACATTGGGATTGCGGATCCGGCTTCCCCATGGATTATGTGCTTACCATGGCTCAAGGCGGAGCTGTTTCACAACCAGAACAGGAGGATGATATGGTCGCATCGGCGGTGTCTGATGGTGGTTCACATCATGTTTGGTGGGTCGACAAGGATCGGCAAACAGTTCGATTCCGTTATCAGAAAAAGAACGCGACCGATTGGAACGACGGAGGAGTGTTTACCAAGGCACCTAAGAAGTTGACAGGATTGTCTGCTTCTCTATCGGCCAATGGGTCTCTTGAACTATTTGCTGCTTATGAAGATGGTGGGATTGCACATACTTGGCAGAAAAAGGGAAGCACTAGTTGGAATGGCGGAGCTCCAGGGAAGCAGATAGCTGGATTTACGAATTTGCCCAAGAATTAAAATGGGGCTGCTTCTTATTATCATCGGTATTGTTCTAGCCATATTTGTGAATTACCTAATTGGTATCATTTGTATCATTGTAGGTCTGATCCTTCTGTTTGTTCCTGGAGTTCCGTATGGATATAGTTCTTACAGGGGTCGACGAGGTCCACCATAACAATTCACCTTTAGAAAGGGGGTGAGTAATGGAAACGAGTATTCTTATTAGTACTAAGAAGATTCTCGGGATTGCGGAAGATTACACGGTCTTTGATCTGGATATTCTCACTCATATTAATACCGCGTTCTCTACGCTCACCCAATTGGGAGTTGGACAGCCTGAAGGTTTCATGATTGAAGATGAAACTCCGGTTTGGACTGACTTCATTGCAGATGATATTCAATACAACTCGGTTAAGACCTATGTATTCCTTCGTACACGTCTTCTCTTTGATCCTCCGTCAACGTCGTACTTGATTGCAGCATACAATGATCAAATCAAGGAACTTGAGTGGCGTCTGAATAGTCATCGGGAGGAAACGGAATGGACTCCTCCTCCTTCTGTTCCTGATAGTCCACCAGTTCATGATTGGCCCTGGGCGCCCATCTGGGAAGGAGGTGCATATGGATAGTTTGGCTAGTAAAGAAGTAGTTGACCATATTCTTTCCCATCATGGTGTCCTGGGAATGAAGTGGGGTCAACGTAGAAGTCGTTCGGAGTTGGCTTCGGTCTCAGTCAAGACTCGATCCAATCCGCAGCATAAGACGATCATCAGAACCAAGGGAGGCAAAGGTCTTCCCGCTCATCCTGATGCAATTGCGGCCAAAGTGGTTACTCAAAAGCTCAAGAAGAGTGGTATGCACACTCTTTCCAATCAAGAGCTTCAGAGTTTGGCTACTCGCACGAATCTTGAAGGCCAAATCAAGCGATCTGGCGTTGGACAAAGTACGCTTGAAAAAGGTATCAATCATACAACGAGTTTCATGAAGTCACCACAAGGCAAGACGATTGTAGGAGAAGCTACGAAAGCGGCAACATCTGACACGGGAAAAAAGGTTGTCAAACGGCTATTCAAAGGTGCTGCTATAGCTGCTGCTGTAGCTAAATAGGAAGGGGGTTAGCGTGGGGTTGTCTAATACTGCTACGCCGATCTACTATGGTCAGTTTCGTGAAGCAGTTCTTCGTGGAGACATTCCGGTAAATCGTGAAATCTCTATGGAGATGAATCGGATCGACGCACTTATCGCTAACCCTAACATCTTCTATGATGATGAAGCAGTAGATGGATTTGTTCGTTACTGTGAAGGAGAATTGACTCTAACTGATGGTTCAGATCTACATCTGTTAAATTCATTCAAGCTTTGGTCTGAGCAGATCTTCGGTTGGTATTACTTCGTTGAGCGGAGTGTCTATGTCCCGACCAAAGAAAATCATGGCGGGCACTATGAGAACAAGACGATTAAGAAGCGACTGATTCTGAAGCAGTACCTTATAGTCGCTCGTGGTGGAGCCAAGTCCATGTATGCATCGGCCATTCAAAGTTACTTTCTGAATGTCGATACGTCAACGACACATCAGATTACTACGGCGCCAACTATGAAGCAAGCTGATGAAGTCATGTCTCCAGTTCGTACTTCCATCACGCGCGCACGCGGGCCTCTATTCAAATTCCTAACAGAAGGCTCGTTGCAGAATACTACGGGGTCAAGGGCTAATCGTGTCAAACTTGCCGCAACCAAAAAGGGAGTCGAGAACTTTCTCACGGGCTCATTGCTTGAGGTCCGTCCGATGGCAATCAATAAATTACAGGGTCTCCGCCCTAAAATCTCTACAATTGACGAATGGCTATCAGGAGATCTACGAGAAGACGTTGTTGGAGCAGTTGAGCAAGGGGCATCGAAACTGGACGACTATCTGATTGTCGCTATTACTTCAGAAGGAACTGTTCGAGCAGGTTCAGGTGACACAATCAAAATGGAACTAGCTGACATACTCAAGGGTGAGTACCTAGCTCCGCATGTTTCGATCTGGCATTACAAACTCGATGAACTTGAAGAAGTTAGTGATCCGTCGACTTGGTTGAAGGCAAATCCAAATCTGGGTGCAACGATTTCATACGAAACCTATCAGTTGGATGTCGAGCGTGCTGAAAAGGCTCCTGCTTCTCGTAATGACATTCTAGCCAAGCGATTTGGAATTCCAATGGAAGGTTACACATACTTCTTCACGTATGAGGAGACCCTTCCGCATCGCGCGCGCGAGTTCTGGGAGATGCCATGTGCTCTCGGCGCTGACCTCTCGCAAGGTGATGACTTTTGCGCTTTCACTTTTCTGTTTCCGTTGGGACGTGAGAAATTCGGAGTCAAAACTCGGAGTTACATCACTTCGTTGACATTGATGAAACTTCCGGGAGCTATGCGTGCGAAGTATGAGGAATTCATCAACGAGGCAAGCCTTCATGTCTTGGAGGGAACTGTTCTGGACATGATGGAAGTTTACGATGATCTCGATACGTTCATTGAGTCATCTTCTTACGATGTTCGTTCCCTAGGATTCGATCCATATAATGCGAAAGAATTTGTTGCCCGCTGGGAGGCGGAGAACGGACCGTACGCCATTGAGAAAGTGATTCAAGGCGCTAAGACTGAATCGGTCCCTCTAGGCGAACTCAAAATTCTGAGTGAAGAACGACTGCTCATCTTCGATCAGTCACTTATGTCTTTCGCAATGGGAAACGCGATCACGTTGGAAGATACTAACGGCAATCGGAAGCTGCTAAAGAGGAGACAAGACGAGAAGATCGATAATGTCTCTGCTCTTATGGATGCCTACATTGCTTACAAGGCAAACAAGGAGGCCTTCGAGTGACTTGGGAAGGAGGTGAAACGTGTCACGATTTGGAACAGTATTGAGACATGCCTGGAATGTCTTTTCGAATCAAAATGATCAAACTCAACCATATTCAGGTGACTATGGCTCGGCTTATGCATATAGACCAGATCGAGTAAGACTTCGAATTCCCAATGAACGCTCGATTATTTCCTCAATTTATACACGTCTCAGTATTGACGTAGCGTCAATTGACATGCGTCATATTCGGACTGATGAAGATGATCGATACCAAGATGACATTGATAGTGGTCTTCAAAACTGTTTGACGGTTGAGGCCAATATTGATCAGGCGGCACAGGCATTTCGTATGGATGTTGCTTTGACTCTATTCGACAAGGGTGTTGCCGCGGTTGTTCCAGTTGATACGTCTCTCAATCCGACGCAAACTGGTGGATACGACATTATAACGCTTCGTGTTGGTGAAATTGTACAATGGTATCCGGAACATGTACAAATTTGGTTGTATAATCAAGCACTTGGTTATCGACAGCTTATTACTCTTCCGAAAACTGTAGTTGCCATTGTTGAGAATCCGCTTTACGCCGTTATGAACGAGCCGAATTCAACGCTTCAACGTTTGCTCAATAAGCTGAATCTTTTGGATGCCGTAGATGAGGCATCTGCTTCTGGAAAACTTGATCTTATCATTCAGCTTCCTTATGTGATCAAATCTGAAGCTCGTAGACAAGCAGCGGAACAACGTCGGCAGGACATCGAGTTTCAACTCAAAGGCAGTAAGTATGGCATTGCCTATACGGATGGGACCGAGAAGATCACTCAGTTGAACCGCCCGGCTGAGAATAATCTCATGGCCCAGATCGAGTTCCTGACTCAGATGCTCTATGGTCAGCTCGGGTTGACCGATGCAGTCATGAATGGAACAGCCGACGAGAAGACAATGTTGAACTATTGGAACCGGACAATCGATCCGGTGCTCAATGCAATAGCTCAGTCAATGCGTCGATCGTTCCTGA